GGTAGATCTAATCGCATTAAACTTGGAGGCTGGTTACTTGACTGCATCATGCAAAGCAGTGGGTGGTTCACACAGCACATGCAACAAGAAGGACGTAAACGTGTCCAGTATGTTATCCCGACTCCAGAGTTCCTTGAGATCAAGGACGCAGTAATGCGTGATGCGGAGCTATTCAGTCCGCTTGCATGGCCAATGCTCATCGAACCCAACGACTGGACTAACGATCGCTGCGGTGGTTACATCCTAAACGAGGTGATGCGTGGACATGAGATGGTTCGACGGGGCGATCCCACATGTATACAGGGAGAGAAACCTCTTGAGTTCTTGAACAAGATCCAGAAGGTTGCTTACCGACTAAACCCCTTTACAGTGGGTGTAGCGGAAGAGCTAGATAGATTGGAACGAGCTGTTGGTAAGTTCCTCCCTATTATCCATCATGAACTGCCTCCTAAACCTGTAGACATTGCTGAGAACGAAGAAGCTCGGCAGTCGTATAGAAGAGCATGTGCTGAGGTACATAATCTACAAGCACAAGAGTTCAGGAAGTCATGTAGAACTCGCATGACGATGGAAGCAGTAGATAGGTTTAAGAAACGTGATAAGTTCTATATTCCGTGGTCGTTTGACTATCGTGGTAGAGCTTACCCAATTCCTGCCTTTCTTACTCCACAAGATACAGACTTTGGAAAAAGTTTGTTGAAGTTTGCTGATGAGTCGTATATGACTCCTGAAGCAGAAGACTGGTTAGCATTTCAAGTTGCTACTACTTATGGTCTTGATAAATCACCTATAAGTGAACGACTTGAGTGGGTAAAGAACAACTCGTATTTAATTACTTGTGTCGCTTCTGATCCCATCAAACACATTCACGATTGGGAAGCAGCAGATGAACCATGGCAGTTTCTGGCAGCATGTGACGAGTATTATCATTGTGTACTTGTTTGTGATCGTCATTTTACAAGCCTCCCAGTAGCTACAGACGCTACATGTAGTGGTCTACAGATACTAGCTGGGTTAGCACGTGATAAGAACACAGCTAAGTTAGTCAATGTCTTACCTTCTGACCGCCCACAAGATGCTTACAAGGTAGTTGCAGAGACTGCTACACCTTACTGCCCTAAATCTATCCGACCACACATGGATAGAAAGACTGTTAAGCGTGTCGTCATGACAGTTCCTTACAATGCCAAACCATTCTCCAACCGAGGCTACATCAAAGAAGCTTTAGCTGAGAAAGGTATTGAGATTGATAAAGATGACTTGACAAAGACTGTGGTCGCTGTTAGAAATGCTATGGATGAGGTTGTACCTGGTCCCATGGCTGTCATGAGCTGGATTGAGTCTGAGGTTGCCAACGCAATCGACAGAGGCAAGACAGAATTAACATGGACTACTCCTTCAGGTTTTGTCGTCACTCAAAAGCTCATGAAAAAAGATGTTGTACGCATTGAACTACAACTGCTTGGATCTATTTGCAAAATCTCTGCAGCAAAAGATACAAATAAGGTTGACAAGCAACACCACAAGAACGCAACAGCACCTAACTTAATCCATTCACTTGATGCATCTTTGCTACACTTCAGTGCGTTGGCTTTTGACGCACCGATCGCTCTCATTCATGACTCTGTATTGTGTCGTGCTACTGACATGTCTTCACTTAGTACAATCGTACGAGAGACATATATGCACCTCTTTGCAGAGCACGATTACTTGCGAGACTTCGCTCACCAAATAGGAGCGGAGACTGAACCACCGATCATCGGAGATCTGATGCCAGAATCCGTGATTGATTCCACTTACTTTTTTTGCTAATGCCCCGTACTATTCACAAAACTGAACAGCCTGTTGTCCTTGATGGTTACCAAGCTGTACTGAAGCCAAGTAAGTTTGGCTACTCCCTCTCTGCTATTGTCGGTGAGGATATGATTGATGCCCTTGAAACTGATCGTGAGCAATCACTTGAGTGGGCACAAGGTAAACTGAAGAACCCGAAGCGTTCTGTCCTTAAGCCTGAGCCTTGGGAAGAAGTTGCTGAAGGTCAATACAAAGTTAAGTTCTCTTGGAATGAAGAAACTAAACCGCCCGTCGTTGACACTGAAGGTACACACATCACGGACGAAAATACGCCCATGTATGGTGGTAGCACAGTTAAGCTGGCGTTCTATCAGAAACCATACATCCTCAAGGATGGTGTCACTTACGGAACAAGCCTTAAACTGGTTGGTGTACAACTGGTGTCTGTCAAGGCAGGAGCTGGAGTAGACACTGGTGACATGAATGATGTTGATGTAGCCGCCTTGTTTGGCAAGACTGAAGGCTTTAAAGCTTCTACCCCTAACGTTACAACCACTACCACCGAAGAGGACGACTTCTGATGATTGAACTGAACATTTTTAAAAACGAAGAGCTTGGTCTCTACCAATGTGACATGACTGCTAAGCTTCCACCTATCTCCGTAACTAAGTACAAGAAATCTCGTGATGACTTCCGTTATGAGATGCAACGTGCAGTTAATGAGATTGTGGATGAACTTATCGAACAAGCGTTGGAAGACGCATAATGGCATTCCGCTCCAAGCTTGAGGAGAAGGTTGCTGATTTACTTGTTGAGCTTGGAGTCAAGTATGAATACGAAACCACCAAAGTACCTTACGTTATTGAGCACGTTTACACTCCTGATTTTATTCTACCCAATGGTGTTGTGCTTGAATGCAAAGGTTACTGGGATTCTGATGATCGGAGAAAGATTAAGGCAGTTAAAACGCTCAATCCTGAACTAGATCTTCGTATGGTATTCCAAGC